TACTGCGAACCCCATCCACGCTTGGGAGCCTGATAGGTTCACCTGTAACCAGCTATATAGATTAACAATAGCTAAACCATTTGCTCCGATTGCTACTGTTACAGTATCTGTAGTTGTTGTCAGATCCACATAGGACGTGGACGTTGTGCTCTCGGCAGTCGCAACCAAGGACGCAGCTGCGCCAGTTGCTAGTTTTGTAGGCGTAACTTTTGCCGTACCAATTACTGGGGCTGCGGCTGTTCCAGCTAAATCACCTGCAAGCTGTATCTTTCCCTTAGTTATACTAGTTGCGTCTGGTGTTGGTGAACTAATCTGTGGCATATTTTCTCCTAAATTGACGTTTCTGTAATTCTGGCAGACCCTACTGCAGACAACCATATTCCTGTCACGAGTCCTGCATACTCTGCACCAAGTATAGTAGTGGTCCCAAGTGAGGGAAGATAGATGGTAAATGTAGTGCTGGAAGCTGTTGCAGCGTATGCAATATACATATCTGATGCTGAATCGTTGTAGATAACGAGTGTACGACGAGCAGCATTAGCCGCTCTTAATGTCACACTTGTAATAGATGCTGTCACGTTCGCCAGTGACGCCGTATTAGAAGGAGCATCGCGGATAAACAGTGTTCCATTAGTATCCGTAGAAATCGAGCTATAATCTCCGTTAGCTGATGTCATAGCAGTAGCAGCGTTATCATTACGTACAGCGAGAGCAAGGATTCCCGTGTCTCCTGAGGTATGAGCCGCATCTTCTGCCTTACCTAGCGAAGTAGCAGCAACACCAGGCACAAGTGAAGTAACGGTAGTCGATGCGACCGTTACAGCCCCCGCAATAGAGAGCACCCCAGTACCTGTCGTACGAAGACGGTCCCACGTTGTACCGTTAAAACCATGCAAGAATCCAGAGACTTGTTCAAAATCGTTCTCGTTAGAAAGAGCATCTTGAGGGCGTTGAGATGATGGCTTTGTAACGCTCCAGTGGAACACAGTTTGAATCCTGAGAGAAGTGGTAAGTGTAGCACCGTTTGTATAGACTAATCGGAAAAAGCGAGCAGAAGCTTGAACTGAAAATACTTTACCCGTAGTTGCAGGTACGGTGAATACATCTGTTATATCCCAGTTTGTACCGTCGGAACTTTGTTGGAGCGATAATCCGTCAATTGCCGATACGTGTGAGCTAAAAACAGTAACTTGAATAACGGCGTAAGAAGAAACGTCCTCACTCGTTCCTGTAAATACAGCACCAGCCGCAAGGTTAGATGTTGTTGAGTTAGCGGTTGATATTACATTTGGTGGTATTGGTGAGTAGGCCATTATATTATGCTCCAGTTAGTGTTGTTTGAGATGAGATCTATAGACGCGCCAGGCTGCAAAGTTACTGCGCCACCATCAGCTGTCTCAGCTCCAGTAAAGGCAATTGCAACAGGTGCAGTGTGACTATTTTTTAATGTATATCGGTTGGTATTTCCTACAGCCGTAGGAAGAGTCACAGTATGAGCGCCAGCAATAATGTATACATAATCAACTGCTGATGTTGCCCCTGCGCTGACATTTCCCGAAGTAACAGTAATGCTTCGTGTTATCCCCGATCCACCACCTCCACCAGAGTACTGAGGAATATTTAGAACATTTGCTATTAAAGTAGCTGCTCCACTTGTTCCCGTAGTTGTAAGGGTAATTGGGGCTTGGTAGTCTGTTCCTGCAGTTGCCGATGACACAACACCTGATCCATTAGCTTTGAGAAGCCCTGAGACCGTCCCTGCGCCACCTTTAGTAGATGGAACAACGTTATTATAGGTAGACGTAATTGCAGTCGTCCCTGAGCCTGTTATATCACCTGAGATTGTGATGGTTTGGTTGGCAGTAAGATAGGTACTCGTGTCAACTGATAGTGCGCCCGTACCCCCTGAGGTTTTTACAAATCCGTTAGAGGTAAGATTCGAGAGGGTTGCTATATTTTGACTAGTATTTACCGTTACGGTATTGGTAGTACGAGTAAGCCCAGTCGAAAATGTAAGAGGTACTTCGGGAGTTGTACCATTTGAAGCTGCAGTAATTAATCCTTTTGCGTTAACTGTAAATGAACCATACGTGAATGATCCGACATTAGAGTTAACTGTTGCAAGAACTGTAGTGTTTGTATTGTTTGCTGTCCCGTTAAAAGAACTTCCTGCACTCGTTACATCACCAGTTAGTATCCCTATCGTTCGGCTGTTTTGTAAGGCAGTAGAGGTTCCAGAGTTTCCTGTGATAGTTGTCTGATCACCTGTGTTAGTTCCAGATAGGTTAGACCCAGTAACTGCCCCAGAAGCTGATACTGATGTTGGAGTAATAGCCCCTAAACCAATTGTAAGGCTCCCTGACGTGGTTATGGGACCACCAGAGACACTTACACCATTTGCCCCTGTTCCGTTAACAGAAGTAACCGTACCAGTGCCAGATATGGTAGACCACTCTGTAGCATAATCTACGCCTGAACTCTTTTTTAGGTATTGCCCTGTAGTTCCACCTGAAGGTATACCAACACCCGAAGGACCCGCTGGACCGACTGCATCAACGTCCACGCTAATAATAACGTCAGGCGCTAATGTAATCGGTACAGATATAGGAGCAGCCAATGAAATGTCTACGTTTAAAGCATCGTCAAGATCTACGTTCACGTCAATTGGCTGCATTATATATCCTTAGTTACATCTTGGACAAATTCAATGTCCTGCTGTTTTGTACTTGAGACTTTTCCTAGTGGTGATACTGCCTGAATATCGTACACATACTGCCCAGGAGTGACCCTGGTATCAGTATTTGATAGGGCAATAGTTGCAACATTACTGAGTATAGTAATACCGTTTGTAATATCTTTGGCGATTATCGCATCGGTATCGTTGTCTGGAGTTAGGCCATTGATGTCTTTAACAGTAAAGAATACCTGGTATCCCGTAATATCCATCGGAAAAGTAACGATGAGACTTCTGTCGTCACCACAGATTAAAGCGTTCTTCTTGGTCAGTTTAGTTGCCATTGTTTCTCCTTAATATTTGGAGGGAGACCCCACTCTCCCAATTTAACTACGCAACTCTTGCCCAGGTACCGATTACTTCTTGTACAAAGTAACCACCTGTGCCTGTAGCACCACTACCAAGAAGAGTGATTTCGTCACCAGTCTTAGCTGTAGCCTTTGTGTTCACTGCACCTTTGTTTACAGTAGCGGTATAACCGTTTCCTGTAACACCATCAGCTGCTTGTGGAGCAACTGTGATACCGACTTTACCGTCGTATGATCCACCGTTACGGATAGTAAATACTGCACCGTCGACTGTAGCTGGGAGGGTAATAGTAACTCCATCAACTGTGACGTTCTGTACAATACCACTGTCTGCAACAGTAAGAGTCTTGTTAGCCGTTACGGTCACGTTTGAGCGATCGTAGTGAGCTTGAATCGTATTTGCCATTATATTTTATCCTTATTTCTTATTAGCAGATTTTACTTCTGCTGCGTTTTGTTCTGGAAGTTTCTTAGCTTCTTCAGCGGCTTTTTCAGCCTGTTTTTCTGGAGCTGAGAGGGATTCACGTACTTCTTTTTTAGCGTCTGCAGCAGATTCACGGTACTCTTCAGTCTCCGCTTCTGTTGCTGCACGCCAACCAAGGTGGATGAAAGCATCGGCCTGAGCTGGATCAACAGCTTCGAGGAATTTCTTCTCACCAATCTTGTTGTTTAGCTCGTCTGTTGCTTCAAATACATAGACACCATTCTTGCTAACATCGCCAGTGACGCCGTTAACTTCTTGTGGTGCAATTCCTTTAGGAATAGCCATAGTATTATTCTCCTTTATTTAACTTAATTAGGCAGCCATAACAGCGTAGATTGCTTTTCCACGGTTCGTTGGTATAAAGGCGTCGTAGTATCGGCGTCCTTCAACAACCCATCCGTCAATACCCTGTACTTCATTAAGAGTACGGATCATGTCGAACTTAGTTGGGGCTACAAGTACGTCATCGGCTGTGAATAGGAATTCAGTGTTAGCTGGGAGGTAGCTTGCTGGAACGATGTGAATTGTAATTCCATCGACAATTTTAACGTCACCACTCTTTACGTCTTTGTATGCTTCGTCAGAGGCAACCTTGAACTCAGCGTCTCGGCGGAGAAGGTTGTAATATGTACGAGTCATGAAGACGTGGATGTTCTCGTTCTCGATCAATGCGTTAGTAAAGTAAACGTTAGCAGCTAGGTAAGTCTGGTAAGCGTTCACGTTAGTAACGACAGTAACTTGTGATTGTGAGTTCGCTACAGCGTAAGCTTGTAGTGTTGCAAGACGGTACTTGTCAGTAGTAGGGATAGCGACTTCACGAACTTGTCGTTTAACGCTTTCACCAACTTCTGTAACCATCATGCTGTCAGCCCAGTTACCACGGTCGATTGAGTATGTCCATGCTTTATCTTGTGAAAGGGTAAAGGTTTGTGTACCTGTTCCCAGTTCGACTAGTTGTCCGAATCGGTTTGAACCGCCACGAACGTAGTCAGTTTCTGCTACAACACTTACGTTGTAGATTGTTACAGACTGGCGACCATTAAAGTCAAGGCGGATACCTTTGTTAATGATGTCGTTAGTCTTTGCTTTCACGAAGTATCGTTCGTCAAGAACCTTCAGTGAAGCACTAGCGAAATTTTGTGCCATTATTATTCTTTCTTTAGTTAGTCGTCTAAGCCCTTAAGCAAGATGTCCATAATAGGATCAGTCGTTGCTTTCTGAGTCGTAGATTCACCCGTTGTGTCAGCGGCAGCAAGTTCCCTTTCGGCAGCTTTTTTTCCGTTGATCTGACCTCGTTGTGCGCCTCGCTCATGGATCTTAGACAGTGTTTCATAAAATTTGTACGGGAGAACATTTGCCTGTACGATCTGGCCTGTCTTAGGATCTGTCTGAATACCTGAAACATTCATGTATTGTTCAGCTGCAAGCTTTGCAAAGTCTTCGTCGTAATCCTTACTCTCTGGATTAAAGACTGGGAAGTCATACAAGACTTGCATAGATTCCATATTAAGGTCGTTCGTGAGTTCTACTACGTGGGTGTTGTACTCCTTGACAGCATTCTCTTGGCGCATAGCCTCGATCTTGGCGTCAGTCTCGTCCATACCCTGTTCTTGTAGTTCAGCCGCAGTGAGGGGCTTGTACACTTGGGCATTTAACTGCTCCACTTGTCGTTGCAACTCACGCTTCTCACTTACAAGAGTACGTATGCGGTTCTCGGCGTTGTTCTTTGCCTTCGGCTTTCCTTCTTCTGTTTCCTCTGCGTTAGATTCCTCAGACTCTTCAGTGTCCCCACTGTCTTTGGTCTCCTCGGCTTCCGTTTCTGGAGCTTCAGCCTTTTCCTCTTTGGTTTCTGCAGGTGACGATTCTGCTGGTGTAGTAGGATCTACGGTGTCGTTACCTTCGTTGTCGAAACTTAGGGTAATTTCTTCGTTAGCGTCATTAGTGCTAGAATTTTCATCCATAGCGGCCTCCTTTATTGTTTAACGTTCGTAGCGTGAACGAATCGAGAGTTGGATAGGCTCTATGCCAGCGTCGAGTGGGGTCGACACCAGCATACAAACTACCCTACTTACCCAAGAATCTATCCTCCAAGTTGATGAGGTTATCTATCTCACTCAGCACTAGGGCACGGAACTTCTTGTTTGCCTCTACTAGTATCTGTACTTGGGTTGGTGGCATAGAAGCCTCAACACCCAGCTCTGAGATGGAGTCTGTTTTCTGTACGACATCTTTAAAGTGCGTGATAAGATCTTTTACGATAGGGTATGACTTCTCAAACTTAGCTTGCTCTTCGCGCTCTTCCGCATCCTGCTCTTTGGGTATAGAGTTGAAGTCGTCGAAGGCTGCTCCGTCATTAGGGTATGAATCTTCCATTACTCACTCCTCTCAGCTTGGCCAATTATCTCTGCTACTTCTTCAATTGGTACATCTTCACGCAACATCACAATAGCTTGGGCGATAATCTCGTTGTCAAAGCCCCGTTCTTGCAAACCTTGAATCAACTGAACTTCTTCATCTGTAAGTCCTTCGTAGTCAGCCTCGTCTATGACACCGTCAGCTAGTGGGTCTGGAAGCTGCGTGAGGGCTTCTTGTGGCGCTTCTAGTGACTCCTGTGGGACTTGTGCTAGCTCGGGTGGTAGTTGTTCCATCTGAGGTGGTAGAGCTTCACTACGAAGCTGTGCAGCCATCTGTGCTTCTTTTGCCATAGCTTGGTCTTGTGCGAACTGGTCGGCATCAATTGCAAGTTTCTCCTGATCCTCCACGCCAGTAAGAGCTGTATATTGATTCCATAGTTCGACGGCTTTCTCTGGGTATTGTTGGAGGATACCTTGAAGTAGTGGACTCGCTTCAATGCGTTGGAAGAATGAGTCAAGAGCTTCAAGTTGTGCTTCTGTGCTTGCCTTGTCTGAGGTGCTCGCGTCGACCTCAAACTTAAGCGATTCTGTAAACTCATCCCAGTCGATGATATAAACGTCGTCTTCATCTACAGCAGTAGGGTCAAGGTCGCGTACTTTACGGGCTGTTTCCTTGTCTAGTTGGATTTCTTCAATACCATGCTTATTAGCAAAGGTAAGGTTAAGCATTGATTCGAATACGTCTGAGATCCACCGTTCGTATTGTTTACGCATATAGTTGTCTGAAATACCAAGTTTTAACTGCTGTGCTTGAACACCAGCACTCGTCTTAGAGAATCCTGGGTTGCCAACTTCTGCACTGACAGAGGTATCACCGTTGTTATTCATAGCAATGATCTGAGACTTAAAGAGGCCGTAATCGTTTGTAAAGTTGTTGAGGGCGGTCGTGTCTAGCTTTGCGCTCTCGATAGAGTTGTTCGGGTTATTCCCAAGATCCCAGATGGCGTTAGGCTGTAGTTTAAGTTGAGACTTGTTGTAGTCACCCCGTTTGATAAGAGGGGGAGCGATCATAAGAGCACGATTATACTGGTAGCTCTGAAGCATTGAGTCAATTACGTTCTGTGTACCGCCAGATAGTTCAACAACTCCACGGCCTAGTGGGTTTTCAAAGTCAATGTTTGCGTAGAGCACCTGAATAGGCATAACACCACGTGGGTCTTTGTTCTTCATGGTTCGCACAAATAGATCTGGGCCTGTTGCATAAGATAAGAACTCAGCACCAATTCCATTCTGGAAGCCGTGAATAATCTCTATCCCTTCGGCTCGAGTGTTACGCTCTTTCTCACCTGCAGACTTAGCAGCATCTTCTTTCTCAGTACACCAATCTGTAAGCTTCTTTAGTTCAGCAACATCCCATTCACCTTCATACTTCTCGCCATTAGCCTTAGCAGTTTTACGAAGTTTCTCTTCCTTCTTGATGATGGCTTCGATGTCAGACTCTTGATACCACGCACGAATAAATGTGTACGCACAGTCGTAGAAGGTGAGTTTACCTTTCTCAAGGAAAATATCTTTAATGTAGATAAGACGGAAGTCTCCACCGAAATACTCATTGTTGTGACCGAAGAAGGTCATAGAGTAGCATGAACCGAAAGTTAACCCTTTACCAACTGTTCCCCAAGACTTTTGTAGTACGTCAGCTTGGGCGTTAGCATTAGGAATAATCTGGTCTGTTAGGATGAAGTTCGCAACGATACTTTGAACATCTGATTGTGTGGTAGTAACCTTGCCAGATGGTACTTGCTGGATGATACGCTTAGGAAACTCTTGGATAATAGCTGCAAGTGTGCCGTCAGTGTTCTTTGGATACGCTTTATTGATGCCAGGATGAGGTCGGTTACGGGCGATGCGTTCGTATTCACTAAGAGGATCTTGAAGAGGACTCATGTAGTCTTTCGAGTCGTCCCATTTCTTCTTGAAATTCTCTTTAGTAAGATAAGCTTTAGCCACTGTTGTTCCTTGTTGAAGTGACCCTGGAACGTACAGTAGTCTTGATGTTTAAATTATAAGGTTATGCTATTAGTTACACAAACTATCGCTCGAAGTCATTTTCGTAGCCGTCATTTTGGCTCTGCTGCCGCAGCCTTAGATCAACCGTAGAAAGCATATAGTGTGGCTCTTGGTTATCTGTAATTACGATGAAATGTGGCATGTCTTTAGTAGGCGTAGAGTATAGCTGTTTGAACTTCTCTACCTGCTTACGATGCTCACGGTTAAACCACTCCTTCGAGTATTGGGGAACTGCGTCGGTATCTTCGCTTCTTAACGCGTAGTCGTCTAGAAAATTCTTCTTGGCTTCTAGAGCCTCATCGAGTGTGTCATAAAGTCCGACCTTGTGTGTAATGCCATTGCGGTGAATGCGAACACGGAACTTCCCCACAACAACCCAGTAATCTATACCTCGTGTATCCATTATGCTCGATACTCTCTCTCTAGAAATCTGTGTCCCTTATCCGAATAGATACGTCGGAAGGTAACTTCTTTAGAATCCTTGTGCTCACGTTGAAACTGTATGATCTTTGCAAGCTCCTCTGAGTCGTCCTTAGTAAGCTCTTTAACTTTAATCCACTTATGTTTGACCACTGATTTACCGTTCTCATATTTATCTAGGGTTCGTTCTTCTCCAAAGTCCATGTTTGTCTCCTTAGTAAATTAAGCTATCTATTGTGCCACTGTTGTATTCTGGTTCATCATCGTACGGTCTTGTGCTGGCTTGTGTCTGATAAGCAAGCGAGTCGCTAGCGTCATCGTTGGTAGCCTTTGGAAATAGTTTTAGCTCTTCTTCTACATCCTCACACTGATTAACACCATCAATTGTAATGTGATAGATGTTACCCCGCTCATATCGTGGGACTAGTGCTTCAATCCTAAGCTCTTTCTGAGTACCACCATGCTTTAGTAGCTCGATATACGGATACACACCCCTTGTCTTCATCTCCTGCTCCCATAGAGCTTTAAGACCTTGAGTAAACTGATTGTCCTCTATGCCGATCTTATGCAGCCCATACCGCTGCCAGTTCGTAAACATCATATCTATGAGCTGGGTTGCACTCAGCTTCACCCTATAACTAATGACATTCCAGTTACCATCTCGATCGACGAAGTTAATAGTGATGCCTACAAAGTCCTTACCTTGCTTGATGTCATCTCTACCCCTTGGGTCAATAGTCATAGTATTATAGGTTTCCATACCTTGGACATCTTTAAGATCTCGGTACTTGAACCACTCCTGTTTAAATTTCCTATTCTCTTCATCTATGGGTGTCTGTTGGTACAGTGCGCTAAACTCGTACGATCCCATTGCAGACTTCATGGTATTGAGCTTTTCAAGTGAAAACTTAGCAGGCCATAGTGGTTCGCCTTCTTTGCGATACTCGTCATCCTCTGTAGCGATAGCTTTGAACTGTACTATCTCCCAATCATCGTAAGGCTCACCTACCTTCTTTGATGCAGCAGCATCTCTCAGTACACGTCCTGCCAGGTCGTCTTCATGCCATCTCGTGAGGATAAATAGAATCATTGAATTGCCCTCTTGTCGTGTGTAAAAGGTAGACTGATACCATTTATACCTAGATTCACGTACAACGGGGCTGTCTGCTTCCTCCCTGTTCTTGAATGGATCGTCAATGATGCCTATCTTGAATCCACGTCCTGTTAGAGCACCGCCTACACCCACAGCTGTATAGCCACCTTTTTTTCCTGTACGCCACTTACCTTTTGCTTTGGCATCTGGCATGAGTCTAGTATCAAACATAGTCTGGTATTCTTCACTATTCATAATAGCTCTCGTGTTTTGTCCAAAGTCCGTTGCTAGTTCATCTGAGTAAGAAGACGTAATAAACTGCATCTCCTCATCCTTACCCAGTACCCATGAGGGGAACTTCTGAGTTACCTCTTCACTCTTACCATGTCGAGGAGGCATGAAGAACATGAGGCGCACGTTCTCACCAGCAAGCATTCTTTTATATCCATCCTCTAGCTTACGTGCGATGATCCTGTGAAACCACTCTAGTTGGTAGTTTGGATCAATAGCAATACAGTACTCGGCAAATGAGCCGTTCTGTGCAATCTCTTTAAGAATCGCTACGTTCTGCTCTTGCTCTAATAAGCTGTTCGGCTTGTTCTGCACTGATAGATACTCCCCCACTTATGTTTTGGTCTACTTCTGTTTTCTCCACGTATCCGTGTTTTCCTGACAAAATAAGCTTGGCAATAGACGCGTTGTACCTATTAGCAAGCGCATTCTGTATCAACTTTTCGGCCTGTCTTGACCTCAGTTCCTTAACGATGTCAGAAAACTCTTCGTTTTCCTTTTCCCATTCGTATACTGTTTCACGTGAAATGTGTAGATATAAAGCTAAACCCTCAATCGTTGGAAGGAGGGTTGCAACTGATACATCAAAGGTTGTAAGAAATTTTTTAGCATCTTCAATCAGCTCGTTATTAAGTTTTGTAGGGCGTCCACCTACCATTATCGGAGTACCGCTCCTGCTCTACTTTTCATTTCGTCTAAAAAGGGTTGAAACGATTCTCTGGTTTTCGTTAAATCGTCGATCTGTTTCTGAGATAGATCGAGAGCACCTACGTATATGAGTTGTTGGAGTTGGATATCCATATTCAACCACGACTGGCATAGATCGTTGAGCTTATCGTCTGGAATTGACTTTAGATTAATCATTAAGAGTTTCACCCTCTATATCCAAAACAGACTTAGAATGGTCAAAAGGTGTAGGTAAAATATCCACAACATCGTATTGTATAACGTCACCATCTTCAATAGCCTGTTCTAAAGTCTTGTCACCCCACATAAGCTTTAAACCTACAGACATTAAAGGCTATCATCCTCAGCTAAGATTGCTTTGGTCTTCGCAATAATCTGCTCGGGGTCTTCTTGCTTGATGCCCTGTTTGATTTGGCTTGCCCTGATTGTAAGACTGATAGAGTCACCCATTATTATTCTCCGTTAGATACTCGCATCATACCATAAGGATTATTGGTTGTCTACTACTTATTTCTTGATGTCAATGTCTTCGATACTAATATCCTTTGGGTCATAAGTAACCGTCTCTTTACCGAATACTCGGCCATCTTTTATCTTTGTGATCTTAATGTCGGTTCTCTTGTCTCCATCCATGAATGTAAGGATCTGAGATTCTTTAGGATGTGTATCACGGTAGATAACGAGCTTTTGGATAAAGTCCTCACTTAAGTCACTTGTTAGCTCTATGGGGCGTTTCATAAGTGCATAATCCCCGCTATTACAAACGCGAACAAAGCAAGCTCCGCTAACATAACAACCAAGAAAGTTGCAGCGAGTACTATTCCCATAGTTTTATCTTGTTTCATTATTCTATGTTCTTAACTTTCTTAGACTTTGGTTCTTTAGGTACATATCCGTCTGCAAACATACTCGTGCTTCGGGACTCTTCTAACTGGTATTCCCGTTGGATAGCTTCTATAAGCTCGTGTGTCTCGGCGTAGGGTTTAGATCCTAGGTAAGCGAGTACTTTGTTAACTAGTTCTGTAGTGATTGTAAATTCGTTCATGATTTCTCCTTATTGTTTTCTTGTTGTGACTTTGCAGAGCTTATGATTTCAAGTACCTGCTTGTAGTCAATCCATAATGTTCTACCGAAGTTTAGGAAGTTTCCACTCGTAGGATGTGTTGGGTTTGGTAATGCTTCGATGATAACATCGAGGATGTCGTCAATAGTAGCCTCCATGTAGCTCGAGCTTTCCATCGGCCAAAGGTCATACATCAACTCTTTTATTTCTTCTCTTAGCCCATTCACTCTTGGTTTCTCCCATACTTAGATAGTATCTTACTTTTCAGTTCTTCTACTGCATAGTACTCGTGTTCAGATTTGATCGCAGCGGCCAACGTGTTATACAGTTCTCTCTTCAACTTTTCGTCTACCATTACCTTATCGAGCAAAGGGTTAAGTCCAAGTCTAAGGATATACCTTACCCTGTCTTCAAAAACTTCGTCCTCTTCTCGTAATTCGTTAGAATTCATAGCTTAATCTTCCTTAGTTTTTCCTCAAGTACACGTATCTGATTAGAGGTTTTATCGTACTCTTCTCCAAGAAATTCGTACATAAGTGACGTATAGGCCATAGGGAACTCCTCTAAGTTTTGAGAAGTGAATATTCTAAAGTATATACGTTTGAACTTGGGCATGTGCCTCAGGCGAATGCTCGCCATAAAGCCATTGATGTTAGATTTCCTCTTACGTAACTCTTCTAGTTCTTTCAGTGTAATCTCTATGGGTATCGCGGTCATCTCTTCTCCTCTGTGTTGTAGAGAGCCTGAATGGCTTGCTTAGCTTTCTTTATATCTTCCTCAGTTTCTTCATCGCGCCCCTCATAACCTCCGTACTGATTAGCTGTTGCAATAACAAGATTCTCGAGGATTTGGTCTAGATTACTTTCTGTAGGCATTACAGGGGTGGAGTGTTCTTGTTCAATATGTTGTCTGAGATAGGCGTAGTCGTGACAAGAAAAATCACATTGCTTACATTTATTGACCATTATTCTGTTCCTCCTTAAATGTCTTACTTTCTACCTTCATCTTTAGAAACCTTGGTTCACCTTTATGTTCTCGCTCATTATGCTCATCTATTGCCTCCCTAACGCCTTTACGATAACCAGTGAACCAACAGAACCAAAGGAAGTTACTCACTATAAGGGCTATCAGCAAGAATGTCTGCATTACTTGTTCTCCTCTTTAGTCTGGAGGGCTTGAAGCTCCTGTTTTTTCGCTTCACAAAATACTTTAGCCTCTATGTAACCCATAGCACCCATAGTATTAGATAATTCCTGCACCGCCTTTATTTCCCTATCCCGAAGCAGCCAATTCAAGTCTTTCTTAAACTTCGTGAACCTTTCAGACTGTAATATCCACTCATCTTCGCCCATTAGGTTTATTAAGAACATATCTAACCGTCTTTCTTCTGTGTCTATTATGTGAGTCATAAAACCCTTGCTCCGTAAAAATGATATGTGGCAACTTCACCGTCAAAATTAATAAGTCGAAAGTATAGGCTTACATTGTGTGCGTCTTCCACAGATGCGTCGCCAACAAGAGCAAATCCAGTGTCCATAGCTGGCGTACCTTCCATTTCAATCTCTTTTTCCCAACCACTAAAGTTGAAAACTGCTTTATATTTCGGCATCTTTCCTCCCTTCTTCTGATAAACCTAAATGTATCATCAGCCCCTTTAATAGTTGCCGATCTGATGTTAGATTGCTTGCCGTACTTAGTTTGTTAAGCTCCTCTCTTACTGATGCTTTTGATATGAAGTCTTGGTTTATGATAGCCATGATTTCACTAGCAGCACCAGATACATCATTGCTCTCACCTAAGAAGTTTAGTATCTCGTTTATTTCTCGCCTTGTGTCTTGTTGTGTCATTTAGTATCCTCCTCTAATCCTGCACGTTGTTTGCTACGGAGTAAATTAAACTCGTTGTGCAAAGGTAGATCTTTAACGTCATCGTCCCCTATAATCCGTCTCACCTCGTCTTTAAACAGGGTATCTAAAGCTTCTAGGGCTTCATCGTTTAATATCCGTTTCATGTTTGTCACTGTGCCATTACCGTCTCTGTAAACATCATACGAAGAACATTTTTCGATAATAGTCCTAGCCTTGTCTTTAAAGTCAGACATTAGTGTTTCTCCTCTGTTAACTGAGATGCAAAACTCTGAAATGCTTCGTGCAGGGCTTCTACCATAGGTATTCCTGAGTCGTTGAGCTTCATGGCATCAGTGGTAATCTTATAAATTGTTTCCCTCTTCGCCTGCTCCATATTTGTATCTATAATTGCTTGAATGGCCTCTTTAAAATCATCATCGTTTATCTCGTCATAGTGAATCTTTGCCCATATCTCTTCTAACTCAGTATTAACGTTTGTCATTAGATAGCCCCTTGATCTCTTTCCCTTTGGCTTGAATATAGCTAACATTTACAGCCTTACGTGGCACTCCTTGAGGGTAGCTCAACATCGTGATCGCCTTGGACTCTAACTCATCAAGCAACTGTTCTTGTGCTTTGGTAATTTCGGATTGGATAAGCTTGTCTATCTTTTTTACAGCTAGCTTCTTCATATTTGACCGATATAGATCTGGGTGTGGCATACCCCCCTGATTAGATGTCAAGTGAAGCACATTAGTTTTTGCAACTTTCTCGCCAGCATGGATGGATAATTCAGTTATTCTATCAATCTGCTCTTCTCTCGTAATATCAGCCATTACTTAGTTCCCCATAGTGATTGACGTTGCTTATCTATCTGCCTGAAACCACCTTGTGCGAATGCGTCGTCGTAGCTGTCTACAGTGTCGAAGTCCATATCGTGGTGCGTAATCATGTGCACTAGTAGGTGTTTATCTACTGCCTTTTTGATGGCTTTCCTTAACGTCTCTTCGGTGCGGTCATCCTTGGGGTCTGAACTATGTACCGATGTCCAACCTGCCCTCTCTCGGTAGTCGGAAAAGATAGCGTCTAGCTCTTTGTTAAAGTCTGTACTCATGACTGTATCACTCCTAAAATCACAAGGGTTAATACTACTAACACTGCTCCTGAGATCTCCATAGCTCCCTTACGTGGGGTTTGAATGTATCTTGGCTTGTAGTTAATACTTTTGCTACTCATGGAGGTCTTTCCCCTTTAGGTCGTTTAGTTTCTTCTTTCGGGCTTCTACACCTATGCGGCTAAAGGCTTTCTTTTCTTCTTCGGTCATAACACGTTTGCTTTTTTGGCCGCCAACGCCACCTCTACGTTTGAAGAACATGGGATCTAGTCTCTTTTGTTCTGCTGCACGTACCTTGGCTGCTTCGCTTCGTTTGTTTTCTGTCATCTTATTTTTCCACCTTTTTAACATCTTCCATTGTCCAAGATCCGTTTACTGTCTTCGTGAAGAGTTCACCCCTTTTGAGGTAGAGAATCTCTGTAAACTTAACGTCCTTCCGCCTCGTTGTCTTTTTAGTACCTCCGAGAGAGTAACCATAGTTATGATCGATCTCTTCTTCTACGTCATTTGTTGTGTGTTGAACCTTTATAACCTTGATCTTACTCATCTTATATTCTTTCTGGTGGGGTTATTCCCCTTACAATTTCTTTTACTGTCGCGTACTGGGTCTTGTACATAAGGGCTAGTTCTTCTAGACAAAAGCCTTCTCTGAATAGTGATCTAATACGCTGCTTGTGGGTGAAGTGGATCTTAATAACGTTTCTCATAGGGTTGTTACCCATTCGCCGTTAACAAGCTCAATTCTCGGCCGTACAATCTGAGCAACTCTATCTTCATAACTGGAATGTCGCTCTACTTCGGCCTTGTAACGCTTCGTACGGCGTCTTAGCGCAGTAGGTGAGTATTCTATCAAACCTAGCTCATGGAGCTTTCTACGCGCCCTAGCTGCGGTCTCAGCATGCATTACTCGGGTAAGATTCCAGTACAGGCTCTTTGTTTGGTCAAAGCCTTGCTTAAGCCAGATCGCTTCGAGTAGTTTGTGCTCGTCGTCTTGAACGCCTTGGTTGTCCTTTATTACTTGGAGGACGTACTGTTCATTATTAGTAAGTTTATTCATTTTCTCGCCTTCCCGTATATGTAGCCAGCTATCCAACCGATTATGAAGAACACCCCAAGGAGTATTGATTTTGCTATGACGCTATCACTCACAATCCAAACTCTCCTCTTTTTCTGCAGCAGCTTCATCGGCTTCTATCTGAGCTTGGGCACGCATCTTATCGTCTAAAAGTTCTCTAGTCTCGAAGTCCATTATTCATCCACCTCGATCTCATTTCCCTCGTCCCAACCACAATTCAAACATTCGGCGGAGCCTGTACCGTTATTAGTGATACCACGTTCTTCGTCGGCAGGGTCGCCGTAGCCACAGTTCGGGCATTCAGAATAGTCCATTACTCTTCCTCCTCTAATAGTTCAGCTAGTTTCTCACTTAAAGGGAGGATGTTGGTGTTAAAGAAGTTAAGCATTACCTTTTCCTCCAGATACAGAACTACCAAATTCTCTTAATATGTTTTCTAGATCAAGTTCTTCATACATGACTTTCTTAATATTTTTGATTGCTTCTTTATCAATAGTCAAAGGGTCTATTGTTTTAGAATCTGCAACAATGGCGTGATTTATAATAGCTTCTAGCTTTCTATCAAAATCTAAAGACGAACCCACGTTACGCCTCCACAATCTTATTATTACGGTAGTCCCAACGACCCTCAGCCTTGGCTTCTTTTTCTGCTTGGGCTTTAGTAAGGATACGGTTAACGGATACCTTAGCTTGTTCGTGCTGGGCTTTTTGTTCTTCGGTGATGTTCCATTTAAGTTCTTGCATGATAACCTTTCTTGTTAATCTACTTAGAAGTATACAGCAACGGTAAGCGAAAGTCAAACAAATTAAATAAAAAGACCCGTTTAGGATCTCGTTACTTCGTCAAATATGTACTTACCAAAGTCTGGATGGACTGCGTTTCTTAGTAGCTTTCGCTGGTTCTTCGTGCCCTCTGGTAAGGTGATTCTGTACTCTGCCGCTAAAGTCTCCTTTGATTGGTCTGTGATGCGTCCAGCGTATCCACGGCTAAAGTTTGACTCGTTTATAGGCTTATTGCTCCATACAAGGTGTCTATCTATCACCGCAACAGGCGATACAAGGGGCTTGTAGTAAGGGATGACATTTTCGACAACCCAGTCGCCCTTATAGAACTGATCTAAAAATATGATCTCTTCATATAGCTTCATGTCAGGATACACTGGCTTGCTCTTCACAAGGGACATTCTCATACGTGAGTGGCTTGGACATGGAGGACTTGACCATATAAAATCGAATTCTTTGTAGTGGTCTAAAAGGTACTGGTGAGCATCTGCAACAATAATAGTATCATTTGGGTAGAGTGCTGCATAAGCCTCAGCAATATAAGGCTCAAACTCTACAGCCGTAACCTCATGTTCGTCACCCCAAAGATTTCTATTGCCGCCAATTCCTGCATATAGGTTAAGGATTCTCATCGCTCTAACCACTCGAACCATAGCTGCTCATAAGTAAGGTGTTTTCTCCCTACCCGTCTTAAACGGTATATTTGAAGGTCTAGTAGTGTAGCTTCTAAATCCATTGGGTTCTCCTTTTGTTATGTTCATGTATCTATTGAGTAGAAGCGAGAGGGCTTTAGACCGCTGTCCTAAAGTTTACTACTAACCTCGTATACAAGGAGTTTCGTACGGTTGCCGTAGCTTTCCCTCACGGCTATACTCAATCTTTTAATGTACCTTGGTTATAAGTTTGGGGAGTTGTAGGAATCGAACCTACTCATGAACAGTCCTTTTTCGCTATTTCTAGTTACTTGCCGTGTGCCTTCCCATCTGGCGCAACCCCCGTGTTTCCTATAACCTGTTTACTCTTGGAAGCTAGAAGCCGCTGTTGGCTGGAGTTTCACCGCCTTGCGTAACCTCTCGGTAACTGTATGCTCGTTTAAACGTCATCTCCCATCTAGTGGGTCACGTCACTTCTAGCCTTTGTCTATATATAAGCATGGCTCATCATATACGTTTAGCTCGAAAGCCTTACGAAGCCGCAGATTACTCTTTTGGCAGCCCTCTTATATAGTTCGTTGCCAATAGTTCTGGCTCCAACATTACTTGTAAGCAGTAGCTATTACGGTCTGATGGGCAACGTTCTTATTATACTGGACGTGGGAGCTTTAGTATTTCGAGGACTTCGGTTAGCTCGCTAATAAGCTGTTCAACTTCTTTCTTATCTAGCCCAATACCTCCGACTACGGCGTAGTGGCCTTTGTGAATTTCAGTTATCATCCTCATTATATACTCCTTATAGTTCGTTAATCTTGGTCATCGTATTCAGACTTTCCGTCTTCGAGGTTATCTAGTCAGCGGTGGGGTCGATGTTTGGGATAGGGAAGTCGAAGTTCTTAAGTAACGCCATGGCTTTAAAGGCAGCCTCTCTGTCTTCATCGCTCACCCTATTACTTGCAACCATCGTCTTAAAAACAGAGTATAAATGTGCTTCAATCATTTGCTCTAGTATTTCAGCGGCTTGACCCGTGCTTAGCTTCCATTGGCGCTCAAGCTCGTCTAACTCTCTCACTTTTGTCGTAAGTTCCTTTGCAAACGAGTGGATAGATTCCATAGGTGATAGTAGCTTAATCTCTTTACTCATGTCTTCTGTATCTCCCTCTTAGTTTAATTCAGTCAACGCAAGGCTATATAAGCCGCTTTCGCTCGTATCATCAATTGCGCGACGCTTATACAGCCATGTCTTAACTAAATCTTTAATCACAGAGTGCTAGCAACAATCCCTTAGCCACCACAGGAATGACCCTAGTGAACTAAACAGACAGCTCAGACTAAATAAGAGTCAGCTCTAGCATCTGTAATTGCAACTAGCTCGCTAACAGCAATCTACGTGGCTCGGTCATATTTCAAAACCGCAACATGTGATTATTGGTGATGTCACCCGAGTCGGTTGCTACCAGCACTCTGTGATTAAAGATTTTAATGTACTACCACCAGTTACCAACGTCGTTACCGTTTATTGTAACTCTCGACTGCCAAAACTGCATAGCCTTATTCCAGCTGCCGTACCGTGAGAGCATATAACGCTCCCAGTAGGCATCTTGGCAAGCATAATCAGTTCGCCAATTAGGACAATCTATTTCTAGCTGCCCGTTACAGTCCTGTCCTAATCCCTTACATCCTTGGCTATTCTCAGCATCAAGACGGTTGCTTGACTCCTTGAAATAGATAAATGCCTTGGCCTCTGCTTCTTGTGTATCCTCGCTGAATACTGGTGAAGTGCTCAGAGGCTCTGTGACGACTGTTTGTATAGGTACTTCTACCGTCTTTGGTGTTTCAACAGTAGCGACGGTGTCTACTGGGCTTGTTTTGACACTTGTTTCAATGTCTGTACTTGGCTGTTAACCTGTGCTTTGATGTAATCGTTCACATTGGTCATAGCGATACCGCCACCAATAAATGCTCCGACAACTGTTGCAAGCCAAACGACTGCGATAATGAGTGTCTTTACTTTAATGGTACGTGCGATCTTCTCTTGTTCTACAAATGTTTCTAGTTTCTTGTTCTTCACTTTTTTCTTTCTATTTTGTATTAAGCGTACGGACTTCCCCAGCACCGTGTCCCTAACCGCCTGTCCGCAGAGCGAACTCCGTCGGATGCCTGATAGTTTGTGCCAGCGGTCTTCCTTAGCCAAGTCGCGTACTTGGGAACGGTCAGCTGTTTGCCAGGGGAATCTGTACGCTTAATTGTTAATGTGTATTCGACTGTATGGTGCTAGTAGCAAGATGTTTGACCCGTTAATTAATCGGGCTTTAGAGTCCTTAGACTCACTGGATTTAACTTAGTATAACCAGTTCCTTGTCGTCATACCTGTCTTGCTTACTACCAGCACTACTACAGTCGAATCTTGTTTGTTAAATTGTTGAACCTTGATTTGCCCTATTTCGTTAGCTTATGGGCTGGTGCATTTTTCCCGATCTTGGTTCTTCGTTGTATGGCCTTTCGGGTCATATATTAATACTAGCACAACTTTCGCTTACCGTCAATACATAAACGTTATGAAATGTCTTTTAGTGCCTGTCTCCAGATAAGAACTTCTAACTTTCTGTCTTTTTTCTTGTAGGTATTTGACTGGATTATAAGCTGGTCTACCATAGGTTGCCCTTTTTGCTCTACTTGCCATGCTAAATGTTCTGCGGGCTGACTTGTAAAATACTGATGGCATCCATAACACAAAGCGTCGCAATTCATTGGCTCAAAACGTGTACCTTCTTTAGCTCTTCCCATAAAGTGAGAGCACTGGAGGGCGTTTGTGGGAGGCTCATAGTGTCTGCCGCACCTTTTACAGTTCCATCCGTCACGAGTCCTTATATACAAGCTAAAGGCCTTATCTGCTGCGTCTATCTTAACCATTGTGTTTCTTCTTGAAAAACACTTGACCGTCGAAGTACCAACCCGTTGATGTCGTTTGCAGAGGTTTGATACAAATTCCAAACATAAATGGTGTGAGTTTTGAAGCTCTACTATTCAAATCGCAGTATGGACTATTGAGCATACTTTTTGGATATTTACTCCTCATCAGTTTCACCCAGTGATAGCTTCTTTTTATAGTCATCTTTATACTTCCAGCCTTGCATATAGCTCAATGCAAGTGAACGTTCTTCGTGACGAGCCTTTGATACCTCTTGTTCGACATACACTTCAATAGCTTCGTACAGGTCGGGTTTGTCATAGTTGAAATCAAAGTACAGTTCTTCGACTATTTTTTCTATAAGTGATTTGGGATCTAGTTTCTTACTGTCTAAGTGGGGGGAGTTAGCTTTCATTTGTTCCTCACAATTAGGTTAATATCTCCGAGCCTAGTATCTTGTACGTCATCGATTGCAATAATTCTGTATTTCTTTGCTATATTTTCGTGGTCAAGTTTGGAAGCAAATGTAATCTTATCCACCAATCCTGGGAGTAACCGATTAACTATAGTTCTTGCATAGTCAGCACCGCCGCCAGACCATACTACAATCTTAACGTTTTTCCATTTCTGATTTACAAACATAGCCAGCATGGTACGCATTGTATCGTATGTCTTCTCCTCATCAATCAATGTACCGTCTACATCAAAACATACGGCTACTTTTTCCATACCGTCCCCAAAAGGAAGTCCTAAATCCTTATTAATGCCCATTCTTGCTCTCCTTATACTTGTAGTTAGACATCTCGTGTCTCTTTTAATATCTGGCTAGTAAACTCTAGTAGCCTACTATCCCCTGTCTCTAAATCAGCAGCTAGTGACCTTATCTTTTCTAGATTGTCTATTTTCTTCGCGTCTAGAACCTCTCTTTTAATTCCAACAATAGACCTCTTTATGTGTGTCGCAACTTTAATATTGACATTTAAATGGTATTGGAGAGACAGGATGGACGTATCTGGTTCTACTGTCAGGAGGTAAAATGCAACAAGCCACTTTGAAACAGGAGTCTTTGACTTGTTAAAAACTGTCCCACCAAGAGGCGCTATGTGATATCCACAATCATTACAAGCATAAGATGCTCTTCCTCGTATCGGCGAGAATCTAGCTGGGTTACTGCACTTCGGACATACTCTTGACTCTCCTTTCCCAAGCTTCACCGATAGGAGAATATCTAAAATCCCTTGCTCACTGTATGATGAGTTATTCACTACTCATCCCTACTGAGATATTCAATATCTCCAAAATATTCCCTGGTCTCTTTTGATCTACCAAAGTTATATAACTTATTAAACGCCTTGAAGTATTCAATTTCAGTGCTATAGCTTTTCACTATATCCAGTCCACGCGCACTCATCAGTGATAAGAACCTGTCATGGTCATACCTTTGGTCAGTTGCAAACTTAAGAAAAGCTAGTGCAAATGATTTCTTAGTATAGTCATCGTGATAATACCCTACATCTCTTAGCTTACTCAGTAGGTCGACAGACCTGTCTTTGTCTGGTATCAAAAGAGCGCCATTTTTGAAAATCTTTGTTGAAATAGGTTGATATAGCGATAGATACTCTACGAGAATAGAGTGGCTATTACAAACACCCAGACTTCGCATATCAAGGTATGTCTTATAGTTTTCATTTCCAAACTCTGCAAATGACTTTGCATAGTCCATGAAGTTCCATTGCTTACTGTTAGAGTTGAGCCTCTGAGTGTCTAGGATTGTGAGGTTTGGAGCTTTGATGAAATATACTGGGAGCTTAAGCTCTTCTAAGGCTTTGAGGCGATGCTGTCCATCGATGACCTCCATCTGATCGTTTACCAAAATTGGGTTAAACTTAATACCTTCTGGGTTTTGCTGGATAGACCTCTTAAGCGCATTGACGTGGGAGCGGTTAACGTCCCTGTTTCCAGTCAGTCTCTTAAATTTCTTGTACACGTTCGTAGATAAGTATTTCTGAGTACTCATTATTCTTCCTCCAGCTGAGATTCAGGAAATCCACCCCAGTCGTCACCGAAGTCTACTATATACGGTGCGTATGCGTCTTTAGGATGAATCCAAGCAATGACACCATGTTTCACTTCTTTAGTTGTATCAAATGGGCTTACCATTGTTTTGACTTTATCTCCTATCGCAAACATTATTCTTGACTTTCTAGCGCATTGGCTACATTATGTGCATCTTCTATATTGTCGATCGTCTCTTTACCGATTGCAAACTTGACGAATGCCGTACGGTCTTCTCTATCTTTATACCCTTGGGCTACCAGTTCAGCGTTAATATCAATCTTAGCTTTTACAAGCGGATCTCCTACGCCCATGGGTTCTGTTCCTGCTTCTATCTCTTCTGTACGGTTACGGATCTCTTTTGTGGCTTTAGGTTTTATTTGCTCTCCTGCTGCATCCGCATCTTCATCGGTAATAAGTCCTAGCATTGAACTAAGTGAGTAACGACGTAGGTATGTAATTGCACTTCCCATTACTTGAAAGTCATTCATACTATTTAGTTTTACGCCCTGTGGGATATCTACAACGCCCTCTAAGGTCTCTCCACTCTCAACATGGTACAAGATAGTCTTTACGCTATTCCCAGCGAGAGGTTGCGAATAACCAAGTCCGTTCTTACTAAGGAGCGGCTTAATGATGTCATTGATCTTTCCTAGGTCTGCAAACTTGTAGTTATACCCTTTTGCGTTTTTATAAATGTTCGGTACTTCTTGCTGGAATGCTGCAAGTGCTTTGTATAGGTTTTTCATTGTATATTTTCTCCTACAATTGAGGGTATTACACCGTACAACAGTGCGTGTTTCTGGTTAACGTCTAACTCGACTTGATATTCCTCTATCCATTTAAGGATAAAGGTTTCAACGGCCTGTCTTTTTTGTTCTTTCATTTTGTTTCCTTCTCTACTGACTCATCTTCGACGCGCATAAAAATCTCCCGTGCTTCCCACATAGCATCCCCGAACCCCTTGTAATAGTCGTCGGTTACTGCCTTGAGATCCTTGGCTTTACGAATTACATCCGATGCATCTATTGTCTTCTCTTTAAACTTATCGTATTGCTTACTCATACCTTCTCCTCTATATAAACCATTACATAAATCTCCACGTCACACGATTGATAACATTCGTCATTGCGGCAAGCTTTATGGGATAGACCTTGACGATGTCTTTTGCTTTTAGACCCGCCTTTGCAAACATTCTTATGTCTCGCACGTCTTCCTCGTTGAGTTTTCTTTTTCCGTTGTGGCTACCGTCTCTTTTTATAAGTCCAGTCTCAAGCGCATGCTGCGTATTCTGCTTGTATGTACACCATTCAAGGTTCAAAACATTTGCATTATGTTTGTCTCCATCTAGATGGTTTACGCATGGTAGGTTGTCTGGATTTGGTAGAAACGCCTTAGCAACTAGGCGATGAACGGCATAGTGTTTAAACTTAGCACCACTCTGTATAACTAGGTACTTATAATCTGTTACTAGTAGTTTTCGTATACGCTCTCTAGTTAATCTCTTATAGTTGTTGCGACAGTTTAAATAACGAGGCATTAGCTTCACCCTACCCAGGTTAGACACTTGGTGGTTTTCAAGTTCAGCTATGGGCATCCATATTTCTTGACTGTCTTCTGTATATACGTTAGTAGTTATATACGCGTTTAAGTAAAAGCCATATCCCTTACACATTGGTTCATTGTCATTTCCCAATTGAGTACCAACTAGTGTAGTGTTTTTAGTAACTTTCGGATAAAGAAGTTCGTGAATATATTTGCCACTTCGTTTATTCATTAGGTGCTTCATTAATTATTCTCCGACGGGTATATCACCCAGTTATAGCCATTTTGGGTATGGAGTTCGTTGTACTGTTGTACGTAAGTAACATTAATGCTCATGTGATAACCTTTCTTGTTAATCTGTCTCTAGTATAGCACTTTCGCTTACCGTTAGCAATAGGTATCTGGACTTTTATTGCTTTACTTGGTATAGTGACTGTATCTGGGAGATCTCTTATTGCATAGCGTCCCACCACGTTATGCTGTTGATGACCTTTCACTCCTAGAAAAGAAGAAGCCCTTTTCGGGCTTTTTTCTTATTTAAGAAATATCTCCTCATAGCCAATGCGTGCGGACAGTGCCTCTTCGATGGTTGTGTAGTTGCCTATATTATATCTCTTTCCGCTTAACACTATCCTTGTTTGGTAAAAACCATACTTTGTCAGGGATATGTTGTAGTTAGTACCAGTACTTTTACGGACGTTGATCTTCGGGAAAGCTAAGCGTGACTGAATATATCGTACGGGCTTCTTGTTCGGTCTACGCTGGTTGTTTGCCTGCTGCTTTGCCGTAGCCCAACGACAATTACCTGGTTCATAGTTACCGTCGTTATCAATACGGTCAATACTAAGACTCGGATTTGGTTTCGTGCCCATATCGTCTATAAAATTTTCAAAACTGTTACGCCATCTATCACAGATAGTAATACCCCTTGCTCCGTAGAGGTGGTACTTAGAGTGACTGGGCGTATAACACCTTTCTTTCATGTGTAACCACGCCATATACTCCGTTGTCTTGCGTCCGTCTGGGCGTTTTCTGTTATACTTATCCATAGTAGTTCCTTGTTTACCTTTAGTCGGGTCAAGGGGCTGCTTTTAATTACAGCCTCTTGTAGATAATTATACCATTGCATTAAGCTTATGTTAGGTTTATTATTTCCTTATTAGCAATGTACTACGGTATAGCTACGTTCTTTCAGGTTGGCACACTCTACAATGCAAATCAGGATACACACCTTTTTGTCGCTTTTTTCATATTCATAGCTTCGATAGTGCCAGCTTCATCGAAGTAAACAAAAACACTAAATAGCAGCCCCTCCTAATGTAATGGCTGCTATTTTTATGGTATACTAAAGCCTCGGACTAACCGAGTACCTGTCGCCAGCCTTAGTGTATTTTGAGCTGAGCCGTAATTATAGACCTTACCGCACTTGGGGGTCTATTTTTATTTCTTCTTGCTCGAATAATGCTTATGCGGTATGATAGAAGAAGTATCACTCGTATTGCAACCTGTGACTACTACATAACAAAGTTAGTGATTGCGGGTGTATTCCGTTCGTGCTATTATTAATTTAGCAATACGAGTTTGGCCCCAATCGAAAGAGAGGGGTCTTCTTTATGGAGAAAGAACCAAGTTACTATGCTGTCATACCAGCCAGAGTCAGATATTCAAAAGCTCTAACAGCGAATGCAAAGCTATTATATGGAGAAGTGACAGCACTCTGTAGTGATAAGGGCTATTGTTGGGCGTCAAATAGGTACCTCGCAGACCTATACGACGTGTCGGAGAAACAAGTTAGTCTGTGGGTGAAGCAGCTCGTCGAAGCTAACTTTATAGAAATGTCACTAACTAAGAGCAAAGATGGCACTTTACGAAAACTGTATATTTTGGAAGAAAAGGTAATACGGGCATTACAAAAAGGTAAAGTGGCTAACAGAGGCAGCACCCCACCAAAAGGTAATACAAGTATTACACCTATTAATACAAAGAGTAGAGATTTTGTTATTTCTGGATATAAAACACCCGCTCAACTCGGTATGCCAGACCTAGGTGGTTATAAAGATGTTCGAGAATAAGGTTGACCTTACCAAGGTTTATGGAGTTAAGAGAGTAGCATACAAACCATCTCCCACTAGTGGAGAAGCTCGAATTGTAAAGACTTTCGATCCTACGACGGCCCGAAAGAAAGCAAAGAAAAAAGCTGAAGAATCTAAAGTTATCGATGCCAGCAAAACCTGGTATGAGTATCAAGAATTAAGGCAAACAAAACCCTTCAAATACTGGTGGTGGGAACAGAAGGCTAGACAGAGAGGACTTTGTTATTACTGCCTTAAAGATCTAGACTATGGAGTTATAAACGTGGAACATGTGAAGCCCATGAGTGCTGGCGGGACGAACGACTATAACAACCTTGTACTATCCTGCCAACCATGTAATAAAGCAAAAGGTTCAAATGTACTTTCAAAGAGTAAACGTAAACAATTAAAAGCGAGTATGGAAGAAGCTTTAAGAGTAAAGAAGTTTATAGACGATAATATATATCTTATGACGGACTTTGAGATTGGAGTCTGGGCAAGTATGAGAGAGATGGATAAAAAATTTCGTGATAATGGCGTATAATAAGCTTATCTTTAAAGGAGATTAAATCATGACAATCATACTAGCTATCGCACTAACACTTGTATTCGCCTACTCACAAATGCATTACGCGTTAACTACATTCTGGAGCAACGTAGCGGGGCGTATTGCCGTATCAGCAGTATTTGCGGTGCTCGTCTCAATATTCGTAGGTGTGTTCACTGCAGGGGCTTTAAATGCCTAATACCATAGAATACGGAGCAGCGTAAATGAGTATACCTACTATTCTACTCATAATCTTAGCTATATGGCTATTTGGAGCGTCACTATTAAAGGTAGCGTTCTGGATCATATGTGTTGTAGGAGCCGTGCTTCTTATTAGTGCAGCATTAACTTACTTCCGAGATAAGAAACAGTTAAAATAAGAGTTGGCTTCGGCCTACCGCTTGTGGACATTAAAAAGGACTCCTCAACCAATTAGGAGTCCTTTTATTATGCAGTAAGATCTGCCTCTACTATATATCTAATCGACCGATCGTACAATCCACTTAGAGTCTTCATGGTCAGGATTTAAGTAATCGTCCTGTGAAGCATCATAAAGGCCGAGGTTACCAATAAGGTGTCTTACCCGTGCAAGACTTTCCTCACTCATTACGATTTCCATTGGTTCATTATGGAGTTCCATTATTTTAACGTCTTCGTATCAACTACTAAACTAGCAGATTCTGTCTTACCTGCACTCGCAATACTCGTTAGGATTGATATAAGTCCCGCCATGCCGCTTACAGACAATAGGACGACGATTTGTATATCTAATATTCCAAGCACACCAGAAGCCGTTAGAAGAGCTACAGCAGCTTGTGCGATTGTCTTGATTGATCGTTCGATTGCGTCTACCCAGAATGTTTTACTAGTTAAAAAGCTCATTATTTGTTCCTCACAAACAGGGTGTCCCCTGCGTTTAAAATTGGTGTATAATTTCCCGTGGCTGGGTTGTTGATAGCTGAATTAACAGTTGTCGCTAGCCACTTCTGGAAACCTTGTGCCTCAATACCACCATTAATAGTGGCGTAGAAGGCATTGTTAAGTTTTTGGTCTTTCCAATATTTCTCCCACTCATCGTCACAATCCCCATTAAGGGCGTTCTGTTTACTATATACTCCGTTGCGACCTAGTACCGAGTACCAAGTAATACGGAATGTTGTTAGGTCTACATTCTCCATTGTATTCTCCTCTATTACTTTTACTTTACCAATCCACTCACTCCAACCCAAGTAGGTGCATGACCCGTTAGCCTTCGCGTATATCCGCATCAGATCTTCTATATTGGGGTGAATGTATGCTGTTGAATGATACCCTGCCTGTGTAGATGAGGCTACACGCCCGTCTTCCAGCTGTATCGCGACATGGTCGTTAGGGTTATTACCTAGTTTGAAATACACTGCCCCTCTAAGTCCTCTAGGAAGGGGTTCGTTGGGGTGGTTACCGTTATTAGCCTTCCAAGCAGCTGTGGCTGAAGGATACACACCAAATGTCGTAGGATTAGAAGGCGTTGGGAGTGTGGCTTGCCCTACAGTCCCCTCTACAAAACCTTCACATAGTCCACCTACGTAAGGGATGTCATAGTCTGGAAGAACTGATTGTTGCATAAGACTCCTTAATTACAAAGTAACTTTATACCGAGGACGTCTATTTTGCAAGACTCTTCAGGGGGAGGCGTGGTTTCTTTCTCTTGTGGTGCTGGAGGGGTGGGTTGCTCCTCTTGAAATGGAACAATAACAGTTTGTGGAGTAGGAATACTAAGAGTACTCGCGACAGGCTTAGCCCCAAGGATACGGAGTTGCTCATAAATGTTATTTAGTTGGGCACTCAGCTCTTGCCCTTTAATAGTAAAGACTTGGTCGGTGGTGTATTCGATCTTTACAGGTTCTCTTAAAACAGAAGGATAGTAACGAGTGACAAACTTGAGTTTATACGTCCCGTCCTTAATGTGTGAAGGAATGTCGATGGTTCGTTTTACAACCGCGCAGCCTTTTTCTCCCAGATCATCCGTACTCGATAGGAATATGTCTGACTTAGTTGCATCAGTAGCATCTACAAAATACCTCGAAGCAGTGCCAGGTACGGCACTAGAAACGTTCTTACAGCGGTCTATGACAAATGACATTTCCCCACCAGCTTTAAAACTATCCCCTTCTATACGGACGCTATTAATTTTAAGCGGCTCTACAGGGGCAAGCAGAAGGAATAGAAAACCACCGACTAGTGCGATAAACAGTACTAGCAATGCCCTTGGGAGAGTAATGTATTTCATGAGAATATACCAATCTTATTAATTTGACTAGCGACTGCCACGATTGCCCCGACGATAAGACCACCTATAAGTATCTGTGTCCATCGCGAGTTAAGAGCCGCAAAGAACTTCACAGCTGGTTTAGCGTTGTTCATGAAATTTTCAACGCTTTCCTTCCACAGAGCATATGCTTCTCTGTCCTTATCATAGTCTGATTTCGAAACGAAAGACATACCTTTAAGTGTTTTCTTGATATCTGTAAGAGTTGGAAGCACTGTCTCCTCCATCCGCTGATCTACACGGTTAACCTTATCCCGTAGGTCTTGGAAGTCCTTATCTGAATTAGTCTGCACTCGGGCACTCTATCTTCCATATTGCAGCCAGATCTACACACGAAGTCTCTACGCTCCAGGTACGCCATGTAGATAGCCTTGTCTCAAAGTCACCAGTCTCAGGGTTAACGCGGCTATACTGTATAGGCGCATCCTGGCCGTCAACCCCATCTTTACCATCTGCGCCAATGAGACCCGCAAGGGGTACTTCTTTTACTATGACGGTATTAAAGCTTGTAGCGTTTATTCCAGGTTTCCCATCGGCTCCGTCTCGATAATCTATCCCCTTCTTGGGAGTGTATCCGTCTGCACCGTTGTAGACAACTGGACTCTTGGGAAGTTGAGAGACCTCTGACTTGAGGTCTGATAACTGCTCACGAGTCTGAATAGAATTACTAAAAGATACTATATTTAATATAGCTAAGACTACTAGCCCGAAGGTTAGCGTCTTTCTCACTAGTTGCCCCACTCGAATAACATGGTAGGAGGAGAAGCCACATTAGTCGTAAGGTTAAAATTTATGTTGTTACCACTAAATCCAGTGTGAGTACCTTCTATAACAACCGTACCTGACGTATCTTTAATACGGATCGCTTTTGTAGTATTCATATTCTCCCCAGGTGCTGGAAAGCTATATTGAAACGATCCACCCACAAATGAGAACCCGTCGAAGTCTTTATAAGATGTGTTTCTAAGATGAATCTTCACCCACGTAAAGCCCGATGTCGCAACTCCCACATTAATAGACTTAGCACCTGTTCCCGCTGTAAATCCACCGCTACCACCGTCTGCTGCCATAATATCTCCCTTGTTAATTAAGCTGCTTCGTAACTAAACGCACCAACAAAGTAGTCAGACGTTCCCCAAGTGAATGGGACTGTTGCTGAAAGACCACTATATTGACCGTACGTTGAAGCAGTACCTAGAATAGTTAATTTTGCTACTGTTGTTGAACCTATTTGAATGACTCCGTAGTATCCAGTAACACCGAAGTCTTCTATATAGTTGTTCCCAACAATAGGTTGAAGTGGTGAAGTTGCATACCGTGCCGCACCTGTAACGGGAAGGCTAAGGGTTGGGTTTGAACCCATAGAGCTTGTTGAACCCATTTGGAAGGCGATGTTACACGTGATTGTTTTACCAATTTGGCTGTAGAATGCACTTACAGTTCCGTTACCCACAGTAAGGTTTGTCCATGTTGGTGTCCATGCTACCCAGCTGCCTGTGTTAACTGTGTTACCGCCGACTTTTAGAACACCAGTTCCCTTAGGTGAAATACTAAAGTCGATGTTCGTATCACCACCTGTAGCTGTAAGTGTAGGAGCATTACCTGTTGCGCCGTTCGTAATAGTAAATTCATTCACTGCCGACGCGGTAGGGGTAAGCTTGAGAAGTTCGTTTCCGTTCGTGTCGTTAATGGCCGTAATAAATTTAGAGCTAGTAAGAGTAGAAGCTGAGGTAAGTGTATGTGCGCCTGTTTGCGTGTGCTCGACTAAGATTCCCTCGACTATAGAATCAGCCCAGTCAGAAGTAGGAAGACAAACAACTATTGTTCCAATAGGGTAAATGTCATCTGAGCCACCAGTGAGCTGAAGTTGTGTAATCGTTGTACCGCTTACAATACCTACCCAGTCAGATTGTGACCCTGGAACGATGTTATTCTGCGTGTCGGTCGTGTATAGCTGGAAGTTAACAGGTGTGTCTGTTGGCCAACCGTTAAGTGCGGCAGTGGAGATAGAAGAGGCAGCCAATGCTTTCTGTGCTGTGAGGGTTGTAGCTTCCGCTCTTGTACCGTTACTTGCTTTGTGGAATTTATCCGTAATTAAGACCATAGTTTATCCTTTTATGCTTTCATTATAATTTTAGTTTAATCGTTATGCTAATCATCAGAATCAATTAGGCCGATAGTTACATACTCGATAATAACGTCAGACAGTTGGTAGGCTGTATTTGCAGTGGTCGTATCCACTGACCACGTCACCCAGTTCATATCTTCTTCGATTTCAATAGCGATCTTTTCACGTGCGTTACCGTATGAGATAGGCACTTCTAAGGTAGTAGACCAAGGAAGAACAGACCATGCAGCCTCGCCCCAACCAACGGCGGTTGAGACACTCGAGAACGAATCAGAACCCACTGTGGCTAGCTGAGCGTCTTCCGTTTTTCCAGACACAGCAACATTAATGATTCCCCTTGGTCGAAGGAATACAAACGTCACTCGTGTAACAGTTGCCCAGACTTCCCCGTCTTCTGAGAATCTTAACTGACCAGAGGTAATATTGGTCGGGAATGCAGCCATGTTATCCATCGTTGCCTGAGAATCTGTTAATTCAAAAATGATATTGTCTTTTAATACTAAGTGGTGTGTATTACCAAAATTATCTTCGTAAAGGCTCATCCAATCAGCTGAGATGTTAAACGGAAGCATCCATGCACCTTGTCGATCGAGGTCAAGTACCCAGATCTGGTTATTCGTAGCTGAGCCTACAGGAAGCGCCCAATAAATACGTCCATCGTAAGCAAGACCGACGCATTCGTTCATAGCCTGAATATTAAGGTTCACTACGTCAGGTTGGATTGTTTCTGAGACTGTCGTAGTAGAGAGGATGTTCTGTAGTTGGGGCTTAGTTCCTGTCGTTTTGAAACCACCACGTGATGGATACCATAGGGCGTCTCGATATGAAACAACACCGTCGGGCGAGTCTGTTCCATCTTGGCCGTTGTCTTCTTTCACATCAAAGTAAGGGATAACTTCGTCTCCTACTGTCACAGAGGCATTTGTCATGGTGTAACGTTTACCCGCACCGTTTGTACCGCGACATATAACCATTGGAGTCGGTGTACCTTGGCCTGTTCTAAAAGGCTTAACGACTACAGGGAACTCTTTTGTACCTCGTCCAATCTCTACCCAACCACCACCACCATAAGGCGAGAAGTCTAACGCGGCGATTCCTGAGCCACCGTACCGCACATACCGAGGGTTGTCTGCATCCCCAGTGAGAAAAACCTGACCATTAATAACCGTACCCCTTGTAACTTTTGGCCCTTCCGTCGTGTCGGAAACAGGTGCGGTGCGTGTCACATCTTTTGTGGCCGTCCCATCGTCTTTATAAGTAAGCCCCGTAATAGCAGAAGCAATGAGATACTGTTCGTCGGCCGTCTCACCTACGTATAGGTTGTAGCTTTGAGCACTTGGAACGGCACTCCAGCTAACAGTCAAATAGTTTGTTGTCGAGTCCCACGCTCCACGAACGAGCGAAACCTGTTGACTAGCGATAGGGGATGCGGCAGTTTCACCAACTGTTGAGTTCGCGGTAATCGTATAGTAGTAAGTATAGGTAGTTCCAGAAAGCCCAGTAGGAACGATTGTGGGTATCGTAGGGGTCGCTAAAGCTACAAAAGGTACAACTGTTTGAGTTGGGATATTAACGTAGCTAAGAGCGTCTACGCCGTTCATAACAAGCATCTTGTCGTCTATTTGAACAAAATGAGCAGGAGCTGAGTTATCATACGTTTTGCCATTGAGGATAATCCAGTTTCCACCATCTTTAGAAATAGTCACCTTAGTAACATTAGATACGTTTTGAAGAGTGATAATCCATTTATCAAGAGTTACAGAGTCCAAGAACTCACCAACCTCACCCAAGATAGTCCCTAGAGGTGTTTGGCCATACTGCACTAGAGAAGGTCGAGGACCAACCGTACCATCTTGGTATACGAGCACGTTCGCCGCACCAACAAGCCCCTTAGAAGGAGTACGCCCAACGTCTAGTGTAGAATTGTAGCCTTCAATCCAAGAACGCGTACTTAAACGCTCGATCTTAGGGGGTTTAATCTGTTGAGGGATGAAGCTCATTAGTCATCCCATCCAAGTGGTTGGCCTGCCGAATTACCATACCAACCTGTAGCCGCATAAGTAGCACCCCAAGACTCACCGAGAACAGATGGAGCCATAGGAATTTGATCTAGTTGGGCGTCATTCTTTTGCTTCATCTTAATCATAATGTTATTCGCTTTTTGAATGAGAGCTGGGTACTGAGAAAGCTTCGTAACAGTGTTACGTACCTGTTCTGCAGCGACAGCGTATACAAGCCAGTTAGGATCATCGACTAAAATGTCGTCGTTAGGATTAATAAGCGGATCGAGTTTCAGCGTAACAGGGACAATAACTTCACCGCCGTACTCGTTGTCTCCTGATACGAACGTTCGGGCGAATACTAGTTCTCCATCTATCACCGTACAAGTGTTGTTATAACGGTACTGTCTAAATTCCTCTGGTGTGACGAGTGACCAGTAGCTTACGTTTCCATTTGTACCTGTAATAGTTATATAGTCGCCTTCACGCTTTGAAAACTCGTAGATGTCCTCGTCCATATCAACGCGGTCAGACGTAATGTTTCCTAGAGATAATCTCTGATAACGACTGTTCCATTGAATATCTGGTTCAGAAAGCCAATCATCCTGAAGAACATTAGCAAGTGCTAAGAACTTAGTGTAGCGCGGTGACGTTGGGGCTAGAATAGCCGTTTTACCGTTGCTTGTGAGGTAGACTTTTTGAATAAATTGAGTAACGTTCATGAGTATTTTCCTGTCTTAATTATAGGTATATGCATATGGTTATCCTACCTTCTGGGCTTTAATGCCTTTTCCAGCAGAAGAAAGTAGCTTACGAATCGCAGCAGTTGACTGAGTACGCTTAAACCCACCACTCGCTGGAGCTTTAAATCCAACACGTCGAGTACCACTACTTGCAGTCTTTTTTACAGATGAGCTAGGAACTTTTGAAGTATCAACTGCGCTTTTTGCGGTTTCTTTCTTCTTGTCATCGGCAGCGTCTGCCTTAGCTTGCTCTGGAGATATAAGGTAGTCTTCTATACTCCGTGTACCGTCTGCAAGTGCTTGCTGGTTTTTTGTAAGTTTGGTTGGCTCATACTTATCATTAGGATTTTCAGTGTCTGCCTTATTATAAAGTACAGCCTGTATGTCGGTCTGTAGTCTATTTAATGCTTTTGCTCTCTCTTCTTGTGGCAATTCTTTATAGCCATCGGTTTGAGTAAGTTCTTTTCGTGCTTTATCGAATGTATCTGTGATTGCGTCTTTTGTCTGTTTGGCAGTAGCACCATAAAAACGTCCTGTAATAGACTCTTCGATTGTTTTACCTTGAACTTCTGAAGGGGCGATCGACCCTGTGGCGGCAAGTAGAGAGTCGACTTTATTGACAATGTTTTGACCAGCTCCACCAGCAGATGTCTTTATAGCGTTATCAATAACTCTTGGGGAAGTATTTGTCAGCTTACCTACCACTTTAGCGGTTCCACTTGTGTAATCACCGTACTGTTCAGCTGCGGGAAGGTTCCTTTGGCTCTCTGGGACAACATCACTACCTGTGTATAGATTCTGGTTAGTCAAGGTTTCGATCGCTGGCTTGAGTGCCTGAGGTATAACTTTATTGGCTATATCTCTACCTGATCCTACATCAATAGAGGTTGTTGTACCGATAAGGTCTCCGAGGACTTTCCCAATATTAACTTCACCGTTACCTGTGGCTGTCTCAAGAGCAGAGCGAGCAATATTATTAAGCCCTGCAATCTCTTGAGATACGGGGATCTTGATGACGTTCCAACGTCCAGTTTCAGGGTCTTTTACTGGATGCTCTGGTACGATGATAATGTTTCCTTCTTTTTCGTAGTCAGATATATCCTCGTATGCTGCGAGTCTTTCAGGATCAGAAAGATTCCAAGCCGTCGTTGTTAGGACGGGGAGTGTACCGAGCAGTGCAACCTTGGTAACTGTCTGAACGGGGTGTTTAGTTAGAGTACGGTTGAATGTCCGCGCTCCTTGTATTCCAGCGTTAAGGTACGGTAACGCGCTGTTGAGGACTGCACCCCATTCTCCAGCTCTAGCAAAGTTCACTGTGTTGTTCCGAGCAGCGTTAGCTCCGTATCGAACGGCATCAGGCGCGCTCAGACCCTTAGCGAGGGCTGCGTCTTTGTTTCCATAGTACTGAAGGGCACGGCTAAACTCTTCACTTCGTCCGATAATATTTTCAACTGCGCGCAAGAGTTCTCCTGGATGAGTAGCTGTATACGCTATGTTGGTGGCCGCATTCTTTTCAGCCCTAATACGTTTAACCGTTTGAACTGGGGCATCTCTAGCAATATCGAACGAAGTACCACCAGCACCTTCGCGTACTAGTTCTTTATAAGACTTACTGTTATGGTTCAACGCCGAGGCCGCGGCGCGTTTCATTACCGTTGGGTTGAATACAGATGAACGTAGGGGATGTTCAGAGTTAATAGCCGCAGACACAAGGTCTTTGGCGACGTTAGCAAGCGTAAATCCTACGTTAACGCCAGTAGCACCCAACCTTAGTACGCGAGTAGGAATACGAACAATCTTACCTAGCAAGCCAATCTGCTCTTTATTTAGCGCCTTAGCAGCAGCTGCAATCTCGGGAGACGTCTCGAATCGTTTCACTTTACCGTTATCTAAGTAAGATATAACAGACTTCGAGCCTACTGTCTCATCAGGCTTCATCTCTCTAAGGTTGAAAGGGTTATCCTTCAGATCTTTGTAGCTAGCGAGAATAGCGGCGGCCTTGTTTCGTTCACCTTGAGCAATAACATCTGTTGTCTTATTTGCAATGGACGCTAGTGGACTTTCTATATCCCGTTCTGATCCCTTAATGCGTTGGACAACTGTCTGCTGACCAATAGAAGCCTTGCCACCACCTATCAGCTTTGAAGTATTAATTTCATCTTCGCCGAAAATGCGATTCGCTGGTACATAGTTTGGATATTTTTTCTTTAACCCGTCCGCGAGTTCTTTAGATATAAGTCCGTACTCCACGCTTAGGTCAAGCAACCCATCGTTGTAAGATTTTATTTCCTGGGAATATTGCTCATATTTTGGACCTAGTTGCTGAACTAACTTTGCATCGGAATCTAGGTTACGCCCTGTTTTAACACCATTTGCTTCCAAGTCGGCAGCATGTTTCGCAATAAGATACTGGTCAAACTCATTTGTGTCAGGAACTTTTTGGATCACCTTTGCTAGACCCCTATCGTTTATATATTGTCCTGCGATAGTATCTGCTCTGATGGCGCGGTCAAGCTGCGGCGTAATATGGTTAGCGTCGCTAATTTGAATGTTCGCACCATCTTTATTGGCACGCTTAAGAGTACCTTCAATAGGTGCAAAACTGTCGATAAGCTTAGTGTTAATTTCGTTTTTAACCTTTGAAATGCCCGTTAGTGATTTCTGACCCCGAGATTCTTTTTGTGAGTTAATTTGATCACGAATGTATCTTTGGACACTTATATCTTCAGTAGGAACTAAGCTCTCAGTACTGGGCTGGGTGGGGACTTGTTCTGGAACAATACCTTCAACTGGGATTGTTTCTTGTTGGCTTTGCTCTAGTTTGTTGGATTGTGGCAACGGTTCTTGGCCGTCCGAAAGGTTAGGTGTCTCCTTCTTTCCTCCTGGTATTTGAATAGATCCGTTCTGAGCTACTCTACGTTCAATAGCTTTACGGGTATTTGTTTTCTCTACCATTAACTGGGCCATTGCTTTGGATACATCCCGACGAGCTGGAGAGCCAGCGGGCAGTGTGTCGAATTTCTGGGCTAGGTTGCTGTACTCTGTATCATACTGCAGAACTGCAGGATGCTGAGAGGCAACAACTGATGGTCTAGTCTCGTTAACGGCTTTTGCGGTTCCCTTAGAAACTGCGCGTGCGAGGGGTGCAGCTACATCTAGTGCACCTTGAGTTACTCCACTAAGTAAAGCGGCTTGTCCACCCTTTTTAAGAGCTTCACCTAGATCGCCTCCTTGTCCTAATACCTGAGCGCCTGTTGCAAGTCCTTGTGTACCCCCATAGAAAGCGGTGTCTTTTGCTGCAGTCTTTAGTATCTCTTTAGCACCTGCTCCTCTCGCTAGGGCTACTGGGTTAAGAAGAGAGGTGGCGTCGATACCGAGCTGTGCGCTCTTTCCAGCGACATTAAGTATATCTTTAATATCACCACGGCCTGTAGCTATCTTTGTGGCGCTCTCATCCACGTCGCTCGTTCCGATAATGTTGTTACCTTCGATGTCTTTTTGACTTTGGATAAGTTTTCTAAACTGTTCTGCACCCTTACCACTAGCGAGGCTTTTATCCAACTCGAGAGTTTGTGCAGCTTTTTGCTGAGCATTAAGGAAAGGGTTAGTCTTAATACCAAGGTCACCAATAACACCCCCCCCTTGTACCGCGAGGTCTGCCAAACCACCTGCACCCTGTTGGACACCTGCACCTACCGTTTTAGCGAAGTTGCCAAGGTTTCCTAGAAGCTGGTCTAAAAACGACTCTTTCTTTTTCTTGGTATCGGCCACATGAAACTCCTTTGTTAAACTAAACCGAGCTTCTTCCTCTGGTCATCGCCAAAGATATTAAAGTATTGTCCTGCCGTGCGTTGAGCTGGTGTTTGACCTTGTGCTACTTTGATTCCACTCGTATTGTATTGGTCAAGTGTTGGAGCTGTAAAGGCTACGTTCTTAGCCGCAATCGCAGGGTTCGCACCTAGTTGGTCGATCTGACTTAGGAGTGAGCTTACACGGTCGTTAAATGGTGCAATTGACCCACGAGCTTGTGCATAATTCTGTCCTTGAGCCTGAGCGCGTTGAAGTGCAATGTTAGATAACGTTTCATTAAGGCCAGCTTCAGTTTGTAGAAGCCCAGCGTTAAGTTGGTTTTCTTGTACAGTTCGTTGACGTCCAAGATCTTCTTGCGCTGAACCAAAGGCTTTTTTACGGTCTTCATCTGCAATGTCGATGTTCTGTAGGTTACGTCCGAATGAAGTCTGGATAGCTCCCTGCTGTTGGTTGCCTTGTCGTGCTACTGCAAGAGGGGCAGCGAACTGTGCTGCACTCGAAGAGTTACCAAGAAGACGTCGAAGTCCTTGTGCCTGACGGGAAACTGTTTGGTCAACGTTAGATCGAGCAGCCACGTTGTCGTCGATAGTGCGTTGCTTAGTAAGACCTGCATCTCGTTCAGCCTGTGAATTAGAACCTAAAAGGTTGTCTAAGGCGCTCTGGTAAGCTCCTGCAATGTTGCCCTGTCCGATTCCTCTTTGAGCATTAAGTCGATCGATAGCCTGACGAGCCTGAGCCTCTTGATCGTTATAGTAAGCAATTGCTGCTGGGTCAAAGCTGGCAGCACCGCCTGCAGATAACTGACTCGATTGGTTTGCGGCTGCATCCCCTGCCCGTTCCATATCCCCGAATAAGTTATTGCTTGCCCACACTGGCGCTGTAAAAGGACTGAACGTAGGGTCTACAATTTGGTTTGCTATTTCCTGTTGTTTGGTAGGTATCTGACCCGTGCTTCCTAGGCGTTCAGACCAACCTAATTCTGGTGCTCCTACCTTATTACCAACTGATGCTACCAAATCTCCTAAAAATGACATGTATAAATTCTCCGTGTAATAAAATGTGATTTTATCGTCCAGGGTTCCTTAGATCGACTACTCATATAGATATAGTCTCGATGTATAAAGTATAGTATAGGTGCTCTCGTTACACTAATGGTTGATGTTTGGCAACACAATTTCTAGTGGTCGTTCGATCTGGTACGACTGGTCTACGCGCTCTACCTGTACGGTGACTGTTTTAGGTGAAAGCAACGCGTATAGAATAAGTCCAGTCACTATAACTTGTATAGTAACAAATACAACAAGGAACTTCTTGTTTACGATAAACTCTTTATCTGTAGCCATTACGCAGCTATCCCTATTAGTTGTAATTTAACTACCACGCCGTCAGGAATGCTCGCCATAGCCGCAGAACCTAAGACGTTTATCGAAAGAACAGTGACCCCATTAAAGCCTTGCTTCGTAAAAGTAATAGCTACCGTCTTGTTACTTGTCACTGTAGGGAGTCCTTGGGCGTATACTCCTGAGCTGTCTATGAAGTTTGTTTGGATTGAGTCTGGGAAGATAGTCGAACACAACGCCGTACCACCAGAGGTTCTGGTTGCTCCTTGCGTCGTAACATATGAAGTGGTCGACCCACCTAACGTATTAACTGTTTCTGTCCACATCACAACATCGCCCGTATTTGGTGTTCCGTTCTGAGCGATGCCGTTAATGTAATAACGGATAGCTGTTTTCTTGTCAATCTTGTCGTTTAAAAGGGATTCTACCGTATACACTGCGCCCGAAGACGGTACTTTGGCGTTATCGTTTAACATCGGCACAACGGTTGACAGTGCTGCGACATCCATTTTTGTGTCATCGTGTCCTGCGTTCATCTGATTAAATGCTTCTGGCATATATTCTCCTTATGTTCCTATGAAGAAAAAACTAAATGTTTGGTTTGCGAACGTGGAAGCAGCGACGTTACCCGTCGTGATATTAGCGGCTGTAGCTGTATAGGTGTTTACACCGACCATCTGTGCTGCTGTTCCGTTCATGGACTGTAATGTAGCCATACCCATCTGTACCGTCGTGAAGAAGCTTGTAGGGAAGGTAATGCCGTAGTTGTTACCGTTCGTAGAGGCGAGAGTAGCTGCGGTTGTTCCCCAAAGCATCTTGATACCACCAAGGTTCATGTAGTACATCGTACCACCAGCTGTTCCTGCATTGGCTTGTGAACTTGCCACGAAAGATAATGCGGTAAGCCCTAGTTGACCGCCACCAGCTGCGTTTGTGTGGTTATGAGTGGCGTTTGTAAATGAAGCGATGGTAGGGGTGGTGAGTGTCTTACCCGCAAGAGTTTGCGTAGTAGTGGTATCTGCGAGAGTAATCGTACCAGCTGGGTATGTGGCATTCGTTGTACCAGTGACTGTGTGGGTTTGTGAGAATGCTCCTGAGGTTATAAGCGAAGAACCGTCAGCTACTGTAAGGGTAGAAGAAGTGGTAGGTGCTGTGATAGCCACCTTGTTAATTGAAGTCGCTGTAGCTACACCAATTGTAGGAGTCACTAGAGTAGGGCTTAATCCGAATACAAGGTTTCCTGAACCTGTTTCATCGGTCATTGATGTTGCAAGCTGAGCTGAGGTAATAGACCCCGATGCCGTACCGTAGAGTGTTCCAGATGTAGGCAGGGTAACGTTCGTAGCCGCGGTACTTGTCAATGTAGTAGAAAAAGCACCAGCGGTAGCAAAGGTTGAACCAGTAGGGATAGTGAGCGTTCCTGCTGAACCCACAATAAGCAGACCGTTATACGTTTTATTCGTAAGTGATTGTGAATCTGAGATACCGACGTAGGCGCTACTTGGAACAGCGTTTGAGTTGATTGACACAACACCATTTAAGTTAGTACTCGAAGCGGTGATGGTTGTACCACTCTTAATAATCTTACCTGTAGTACTGTTGAACGTCGCTAGTCCGTCAGCTGTAGCCGAAGCTGGTCCCGTAACGTCTCCGCTCCCAGCCGCTGCAATAACGATACCTCGTCCAATATTCACCAACAGAGAAGTTGTAGAAAGTGCTTTACCAATTGGCTTACTTACCTGTCCTACCGTAGTAGGCTCAGTGGTCGTAAGTGTTCCAGCTGTTGTGGGTGAGAGGAAGTATACAGAACCTGAGGTTAACCCAGAAAGTCCCGTAATTGGCCCACCGTTCTCTGTAAGGATGAAAGAGTTTGCGTTAACGACTGTAGAGACAATCCCCTCAACACCTGCGTTAGCAGCTGCGTCGGCTTTGGAAGCTACATAGGCTGTTCCGTTCCAGTACAGCGGTGTTCCTACTGTGAAGCCGTGAGCCGTTTGAGAGACGGTAATATCAGTAGCTGGAGCGCCATTAATGGTAATAACTGGAGTAGTAGTCGTATTCGCGACTGATGCATCCGTGTTGGCCGAGGTGACTGATGTGACTGAGCCACCGCCTCCACCAGAGTAGATAGGGATGTTTAGCGTATTCCCAACTAACGTGGCTGCTCCAGAACCACCCGTGGTAGTAAGAGAAAGGGGTGCTTGGTAGTCTGTTCCTGCTACTGCGATGCTTGGAACACCTGTAGTTGTAGTATTCTTTAAGATACCCGTTGCGAGTCCTGAAAGAGCTGTTCCGTTAATCCTTGTAACAGTAGTGGAGTTCGTGTTAACCGCTGAGCCATCGAAGTTTGAACCAGCCGACGTTACGTCACCTGTAAGTGTTCCAATTGTACGAGGAGTACTAAGCTTCGTTGCATTGCCTGCTGTGAAAGAAGCTCCCGTACCCGAGATGTTCGTCCCCACAAGTGTTAGAGGGGTTCCAAGGGCGTTAGATGCACCCGATAGCGTTACTACACCCGATGTGGTGATAGGGTAAGCTGTTCCTGCTGTTCTAAGCCCAGCGTTAGAAAGGACTGTTCCAAGATCGACAGTTGCGCCTTGGGTCGTAAAAGCTGCTGGTGGTTGTGGCATCATGTAAATAATACCTGTAGTTGCGTTTGAGGTGAGGACAATGCCAACCCGCGCAATAAAGGCTGGGTTAGCAGGTATGGTTGAGGTAAGCGAACCAGGTGTAGCTCCGACGTATACGATAGCCCCAGCGGTGAAAGCTGCGGTATTTACGTCTCGTACCTTCCCTTGAACAGTTACATAGCCACTTGCCCCATTTGCAATACTTTCGGTGGTCAAGCCATATACCTGAGAACCAGCTGAGGTTGTATTAATAGCTGGAGTTATGTTCGGAACACCTGTTGTTTGTCCACTAATATAGACAGGTACGCCGTTGGCAATAGTACTACCCGTTGCGTTGTTAACTTTTACACGCGTCTCTGCGCCAAGCTGTAGGTTGACGTTCGCATCCGCGTTCATGAAACTTAGCTCATCTTCTGTTGAATCATAGTAGAGTTTACCAGCCGAATACGAAGGCGTTGAAATGGCTGTGAACGTAGCACCAGCCGAAAGAATAGGTGCTGGAGTGAAGGTCTTAGTTCCTGTGATAGTCTCTGTTCCTGCAAGGTGTACGTCCAGAAGGTCGTTAGAGGCTATCTGAGCCACTGTGTAAGCTGTAGTGGCGAGTTGTGTTGTATTCGTCCCAACCGTCGCTGTAGGAGCTGTAGGAACGCCCGTGAGACCAACCGACGATTTGATTGTAGGGTTTGGGTATGTGCCTGTGAGGTCGCCACCAGCTGAACCGTTAGGAGGGAGAGACGTTGGGATAACTTGGTCACCTGTATTCGTACCAGATAAGTTCGTTCCTGTGACTGTTCCAGTAGAAGCAACACTTGTAGGAGTGATGTTCCCTAGCCCAATTGTGAGACTTCCTGATGTGGTGATAGGAGAGCCAGAAACTGAAACACCGTTAGAGCCTGTAGCTCCTACTGAGGTGACTGTCCCGCTTCCCGAAGCTGTAGCCCAAGTAGTATCATAGTCGCCATTTGAGTTCTTCTTGAGTACTTGACCTGTTGTTCCCCCTGTTGGGATACCTACTCCTGCAGGTCCTGCTGGACCAACTGCATCAACGTCCACGCTAATAATAACGTCAGGCGCTAGTGTAATTGGTACAGATATAGGTGCAGCCAATGAAATGTCTACATTGAGGGCGTCGTCAAGATCTACGTTCACATCAATTGGCTGCATTATATATCCTTAGTTACGTCTTGGACAAACTCGATGTCCTGTTGTTTTGTACTTGAAACTTTGTTCGCTGGTGAGACTGCTTGGATGTCGTATACGTACTGACCAGGTGTTACACGTGTATCAGTGTTAGACAGGGCAATAGTCGCTACATTTCCTAAAATCGTAATGCCGTTTGTAATATCCTTAGCAATAATCGCATCCGTGTCGTCGTCTGGTGTCAAGCCGTTCACGTCCTTAACAGTGAAGAATATCTGGTATCCCGTAATCACCATCGGGAAGGTAACAATAAGACTTCTATCGTCACCACAGATCAAAGCATTTTTCTTGGTCAATTTAGTGGCCATTGTTTCTCCTTAATATTTGGAGGGAGTCCCCACACTCCCGTTGAACTAGGCTACTCGGGCAAATGTACCAATGACTTCTGAAACGAAGTATCCACCTGTACCAGTTGCACCACTACCAAGAAGAGTGATTTCGTCACCAGTCTTAGCTGTAGCTTTTGTGTTTACTGCACCTTTGTTAACAGTAGCGGTGAAACCGTTTCCTGTAACGCCGTCAGCAGCTTGAGGTGCGACTGTGAAGCCGACCTTTCCATCGTATGATCCACCGTTACGGATAGTAAATACTGCACCGTCAACTGTTGCAGGAAGTGTAATAACAACTCCATCAACTGTGACGTTCTGTACAATACCACTGTCTGCGACAGTAAGAGTCTTATTAGCTGTTACGGTCACGTTTGAGCGATCGTAGTGAGCTTGAATCGTATTAGCCATTATGTTTTATCCTTATTTCTTATTAGCAGATTTTACTTCTGCAGCGTTTTGTTCTGGAAGCTTTGCAGCTTCTTTTGCAGCTTCTTCAGCTTGTCGTTCTGGGGCAGTCAGTGTTTCACGTACTTCTTTTTTGGCTTCTGCAGCAGATTCACGATACTCTTTAGTCTCGTCTTCTGTTGCTGCGCGCCAACCAAGGTGGATGAAAGCATCGGCTTGAGCTGGGTCAACTGCTTCGAGGAATTTCTTTTCTCCGATTTTGTTGTTTAGCTCGTCTGTTGCTTCGAATACATAGACACCATTCTTGCTTACGTCGCCAGTGACGCCGTTAACTTCTTGTGGTGCAATTCCTTTAGGGATAGCCATGTAATATTCTCCTTATTAACTTAAATTAGGCAGCCATAACAGCGTAAATAGCCTTACCACGGTTGGTAGGGATAAATGCGTCGTAGTATCGGCGTCCTTCAACAACCCATCCGTCAATACCCTGCACTTCGTTCAAAGTACGGATCATGTCGAACTTAGTTGGAGCTACAAGCACGTCGTCAGCTGTGAAGAGGAACTCTGTGTTAGCTGGTAGGTAGCTTGCAGGTACGATGTGAATTGTAATTCCATCGACAATTTTAACGTCACCGCTCTTAACATCTTTGTATGCTTCGTCAGAGGCAATCTTAAACTCAGTATCACGACGGAGTAAGTTGTAGTATGTACGAGTCATGAAGACGTGGATGTTCTCGTTCTCGATCAATGCGTTAGTAAAGTATACGTTAGCAGCCAAGTAGGTCTGGTAAGCGTTTACGTTAGTAACAACAGTAACCTGTGATTGTGAGTTAGCTACAGCGTAAGCTTGTAGTGTTGCAAGACGGTACTTGTCAGTTGTAGGGATAGCGACTTCACGAACTTGTCGTTTAACGCTCTCGCCAACTTCTGTAACCATCATGCTGTCAGCCCAGTTACCACGGTCGATTGAGTATGTCCATGCTTTGTCTTGTGAAAGGGTAAAGGTTTGTGTACCTGTTCCCAGTTCGACTAGTTGTCCGAATCGGTTTGAACCGCCACGTACGTAGTCAGTTTCTGCTACAACACTTACGTTGTAAATTGTTACAGACTGGCGACCATTAAAGTCAAGGCGAATACCTTTGTTAATGATGTCGTTAGTCTTTGCTTTCACGAAGTATCGTTCGTCAAGAACCTTCAGTGAAGCACTAGCGAAATTTTGTGCCACGATTGTTATTCTTTCTTAGTTAGTCGTCTAAGCCCTTGAGCAAGATGTCCATAATAGGATCACTCGGTGCTTTTTGAGTCGTTGACTCACCCGTTGTGTCAGCGGCAGCCAGTTGCCTTTCAGCAGCTTTCTTTCCGTTAATCTGACCTCGTTGTGCACCACGCTCGTGGATCTTAGACAGTGTTTCATAAAATTTGTACGGCAAAACATTAGCCTGCACGATCTGACCTGTCTTTGGATCTGTCTGAATACCAGACACGTTCATATATTGTTCAGCTGCTAGCTCTGCAAAATCCTTGTCATAATCCTTACTCTCTGGATTGAAGACGGGGAAGTCGTATAAAACTTGCATTGACTCCATATTTAGGTCGTTCGTAAGTTCCACTACGTGTGAGTTGTATTCCTTGACGGCGTTCTCTTGGCGCATTGCCTCGATCTTGGCGTCAGTCTCTTCCATCCCTTGTTCTTGTAGCTCGGCAACGGTGAGAGGCTTGTACACTTGGGCATTTAACTGCTCCACTTGTCGTTGCAACTCACGTTTCTCACTTACAAGAGTACGTATGCGGTTCTCGGCGTTATTCTTTGCCTTTGGCTTACCTTCTTCTGTTTCCTCTGCGTCGGATTCCTCAGACTCTGTAGTGTCCCCACTATCCTCGGTTTCCTCTGCTTCCGTTTCTGGAGCTTCGGCTTTTTCAACCTCTTTGGTTTCTGCAGGTGACGATTCTGCTGGTGTAGTTGGTTGCTCTACGGTGTCGTTACCTTCGTTGTCGAAACTTAGGGTAATTTCTTCGTTAGCGTCATTAGTGCTAGAATTTTCATCCATAGCGGCCTCCTTTATTGTTTAACGTTCGTAGCGTGAACGAATCGAGAGTTGGATAGGCTCTATGCCAGCGTCGAGTGGGGTCGACACCAGCATACAGGCTACCCCTACTTACCCAGGAATCTATCCTCCAGGTTAATGAGGTTATCTACTTCTGACTGAACTAGGGCACGGAACTTCTTGTTAGCCTCAACTAATATCTGAACTTGGTTAGCTGGCATAGAAGCCTCTACGCCTAGACTAGAGATGGAGTCGGTATCACTGATAACCTGTTTGAAATGGGTAATGAGGTCTTTTACAATAGGGTAAGACTTTTCAAATTTAGACTGCTCTTCACGTTCTTCAGCATCCTGTTCTTTAGGAATGGAGTTAAAGTCGTCAAATGGTTGACCATCGTTAGGGTAAGTATCGTCGTTCATTATTCATCCCTCTCTGCTTGACCAATTATTTGTGCAACCTCTTCGATGGGGACATCTTCCCGTAGCATCACAATCGCTTGAGCGATGATCTCGTTATCGAAGCCACGCTCTTGTAGCCCTTGGATGAGTTGTACCTCTTCATCGCTTAGACCTTGGAAGTCTGCTTCATTAATGACGCCATCTGCAAGTGGATCAGGTAGCTGGTCTTCTTGAATATCCATAGAACTCATTGGCTGTGGCTCCATAGCCTCTAGTGCCTGTGGTGGCAGTTCTGTCATCTCTGGCTCTTGCATAGCTTCACCTTCTGGGATCATTGTAGGGTCAATCTGAGGCATCTGGGCATTCGGGTCGACTTGTGGCTGTACAGCCTGTGCTGCCTGTGCTTGTTGTGCGGCCGCCTGGTCGGCTGCGAACTGGTCAGCGTCGATGGCAAGCTTCTCTTGGTCTTCTACACCAGTAAGAGCAGTGTACTGGTTCCATAGTTCAACAGCTTTCTCTGGGTACTGCTGGAGGATACCCTGAAGAAGTGGGCTAGCCTCGATGCGTTGGAAGAATGAGTCAAGGGCTTCAAGCTGCGCCTCTGTACTTGCCTTATCTGATGTGCTAGCATCCACTTCAAATTTAAGAGATTCAGTGAACTCATCCCAGTTAATGATGTAAACATCTTTAGCATCTACTGCAGTAGGGTCAATATCACGTACTTTACGAGCGGTCTCTTTATCTAGCTGGATCTCTTCGACACCATGCTTGTTAGCAAATGTGAGGTTAAGCATAGACTCAAATACGTCTGAGATCCATCGCTCATACTGTTTACGCATGTAGTTGTCTGAGATACCTAGCTTGAGGTTTTGAGCTTGAACACCTGCGCTTGTCTTAGAGAAGCCAGGGTTACCTACTTCAGCAGAGACAGAGGTATCACCGTTGTTGTTCATGGCGATGATCTGAGACTTAAACAGTCCATAGTCATTTGTGAAGTTGTTAAGAGCAGTTGTGTCTAGTTTGGCACTCTCGATGCTGTTCTGTGGGTTATTGCCGAGATCCCAGATAGCATTAGGCTGAAGCTTTAGTTGAGACTTGTTATAGTCACCTCGTTTAATAAGAGGGGGAGCGATCATAAGTGCACGGTTGTACTGATAGCTCTGGAGCATGGAGTCGATAACGTTCTGTGTACCGCCAGAAAGCTCCACAACACCACGTCCAAGAGGATTCTCAAAGTCGATGTTAGCATACAGTACCTGGATGGGCATGACACCACGAGGATCTTTGTTTTTCATTGTACG